TTGAAAAAAGTATCAAATCGTTGGAAAAAAACCAACTAGAAGTGGAGAACGGTACTTTTAAAGTAGAAGTAGAAAATAATATTGATAATATAACTATTGATATATCTCACAAAAATGGAGAATTAATAGATACATTAACTTATGATTCAAATTCAACTTTAGGTGATAAGATTATAGGAAAGAGTTAAGGAGCCTTGCTGAACCATACATACCTCCACACCCAACTTGCTCATAAGTGAGGCTCCTGAAACTTAAAAATTATTATGAGAGACATAGATCACGAATTAATGCATATATATATAACAGCAGATGGAAAAAGGCATTTTTCTTTAGAAAAAGCCAGAATTCATCAACGAAGGTTAGAAAATAAAAAGAAATAATTGCTGGAATTGTTTGTACCACAAAAAAGAACGCATTACCTTTTTAGGTAAATGCAACTGGTGGTATTTATATGAAGATACTGAGCCAAAAGAAATTCCTTCCCACATAATAGATAAAGGTTGTAAATTCTGGACCAAGAAGATCAAAGGAGTTCATCCTTTGTTTGAAACAATAATCAAAAAATTTAAGGGAAGGTTAATTGCCTAAAGAATACTATGCTAAGGAGTATAGGAATTTATCTAGAAGAGAACGATTTAAAAAGGCTGCACTAATTGCATCTGACAATGGAAGATGTTGGTGGATATATTTATATGTAATGTCTTTTTATAAGTATACGATACATTAGTTTTAATCACCTATACTAAACCAAGTAAATAGAGTACCTAATACAAAGGTAATACTAGCTCCAACCCCTTTAATCCAAGAAATAGCAACTTCATTTTTTCTTACTCTACCATTCAATTCTTTTAAATGAGCATGATTAGCATCGACTTTTTCTTTAATATATTCAAGATGTGTAATAACATCGTCTCTATATTTGGTTACATCCTTGCTCATTATTTTTCCTGGCAATCGTCCCATTTCTTTAAATCTAACATCGGTAATGGTTTTTCTATCATATGATCCTTTAGTTTATCGTTTTGTATCGCTACTTTATTTCCACCTTTAATATAAGGCTTTCCATCATTACACCCAACCTCATATACAAATAAAATTGTTTTCCAAAAACCTACTCTTACTACTCTAGCTGGTCTATCATCAAAAATTATAACATCATCAGTATTTAAATCATCACCAGCAAAAACTTTAATAGCCTCTATAAGAGACTCAATAGTATTACGTCCTATTAGGAATAAGAAGCCTATTGCTGCCATCCAGCCATATTGACCAATAAGATTTTCTATTGCTTCTTGTTCCATATTTCTCCATTTTATACGCTAGCTATAAACATTTCCAATACACATGAAGCTGTATTAGCATCAGCTTGAATGTTTGTTAAGTCTCCTAAAGCTGTATCGGAAGCAGCATCAGCATCTTGAGTTGCATTAAAAACATCTACCATTCCTCCACTATTATCACCATTCCATATAAAAGACTGACCAGCATCAAGCTTAATAGCAACTTCATCATTATCTTGATTTCTAAATGTCAATGTAATAAAATTTGTATCATCTTTATTAGTAAATCTTATATATTTTGCATCAGCTGCAACATAATGCCCAGCTGAAGCTGCAGCTGCACTAAATGTAGCTACTACTGATTCGGTAGTTGTGATAGTAATTATCCTCTTTGTGACTGAACTTATTCCTGTGATTAATTTTACATTTGATGAACCTTGTTCTACTCCATCTAGTATTATAGATTCTTGTAATGTTAATTTTAAATTACTACTTTTTATTGTTGTTGCCATTTATTTATTTCCTTAACTTGCAATTAATATTTCTAAATCACATGCTCCTGTATCAGCCGTTGCTTCCATGCTTACTATATCTGCGTCAACTGCTCCTGTGTCTGCACCATCTTTAGCGCTCATAGCAGTCTTATGCGTCCATATCATAAAACTTTTTCCCGCTTCTAATTTATAAACAAATTCATTAGATTCTGCGTCAGTTAATCTTAGTGTAACAAAGTTAGAACTATCATAATTTGTCACTCTAACATATTGTATTAAATCTTCATCAAAAGTAGAACCAGCGACATTTGAAGCATGAGTAGAATACAATGTTATCTCAGATGTAGGACATGAAATAACTCTCTTGAATATATCATTAACTGTAAGTGTTTCTGCTATTGATGTGGCTGTATCCATCACGGTAGTACCAACATCAAGAGATTCAGTAATTGTAATTGTCATTGTTCCTGTGGCTATTGCCATTATTTTGCTCCTTTTTTATTTCCATCGATAAGCTCTCCCCATAATGAAGTCTTACCATTTATTATTTGTATTATATGAACTGTAAATAGTCCGCCTTTGAAGAAGTCTACTATTGCAAATGCATGCGCCCAGTTTATTCTTCTATGGTCAAGCCACTCATTTTTACTAGGCTTCATATCTTTCAAGCATCCAATACTCCAAGCTGCTTTAGGGCCATCCATATGAGTAGCTGTCATGTGCTGTAAATCATGCCAATGCCCATACATTACATTGCATCCAAGCTTACGTAAATGATTTGAAGTATGATATTGACCACCGTATTGATGACCATGATATAGGTAAAGTTTCCCTAATTTTAGGTGTTTACCAAAGGGAACATACTTATATCCCCTATCTTTAAGCTTAACGGCATTGGCGAATTTATATTGAGGTATATATGGATATTTTTCCACACAAAGATTAAGCCAATTATCATGATTACCTTCTGTTATGTATTTATTCTTACAATTAACTTTATCTAATGATTCATCGATTGTGTCCATGCCTTTATTTACATCTTTAATATCTTTCTTAAAATCATCAATAAGATATTCTAATGGTGGCGCTTTTTTCCTTTTAAATCTCCATGCTGAAAATGCATGCCACTCGCCCACATCCCCTAAATCTACATAAGCATCTGGCTTAACTATTTCAATTGTTTTCTTAAGACAATTAATCGCAGGCTTATCTTCATAGGGAAAATGTTTATCTGGAGTTACAATAGCCCTACTAACAACTCCATTATCTTGTTTCGCCATATTTACCTCTATTTATTTCAAAAAACTATTTTTTATTTTTATCTTTCATTAAGCATTTTATAGCAAATTCCATTGCTTTAATTGACCCTATACTTTCAATATAAAGTTCTTTCGCTTGCTCTCTTTGATTCTTATAAAAATCTAACTTATTTTTCAAAGCTTCCATATCGTTCCCTTATTTTATAATCTTGGTACTGATAAAGTCCTTACTCCACTTTTTCTCAATGGATATTGTTTAATCATCTTATCATACATTGCTCTAAAATATTGAGCTCTTTGTATATCACCTGCATCTTCAAACATTCTTGACTTCATATAACATACAACCGAAGGATGTAATCCTGAATCTAAACCTGCCTCAGTCTTTAAATCTTCTGTTTGAGCATCAATTGTTCCATATTTTGCTGTATATGTAATTCTTAAACCATTATCAATAAATAATGATGTGAATGTTACTCCACTTGAAGCTCCTTCATTGGATTCACTATTAGTAGCCGCAATTCTGAAGGTATTGACATCCCCTATAACTGTAATTTCATGATTCCCATCATATGATGTTGTGCCAGATATTGCAACTCTATCACCTACAACTAAACCATGAGATGCTGATGTAAAATCTACAACAGACCCAGCACCTGTAGACGAAGCTGTTAAATTGCCACTTAAATTTCCAGTTCCTTGGAATGTATCATATTTTTCTTTTGTTCTTTCGCCAGACGATGCTTCTGTATCTTCGCATACAATTGCCAATCTATCTTCATCATTATACCATGCAAAATAATCGTTTGGATATGTTCTTTTATTTGTTGCCATAATTACCTTATGTTAATGAATCATTACTTCCACTTGAAGCTGTCCATGTTGCACTATTTGAATCTGTATCTGCTCTTAATATTTTATGAGAATCTGCTAATTTAGGAACTAATACATATCTATTATTTGTATCTAATATTTCAACTCTTTTAATATCTACAACATCATCATCCAATGAATACCATCTTTGATGTTTTTTTAAATCAGTTGTTTTTGATGTTGTGTAATTTCTTTTATGTGATGCAATATCATCTAATGCATCATTAATTAGTTGAAACATATATTGCTCAGATTGTCTTCCAAAAATCTTTTCTATTTGCTCTATAATATTTTTAGCTGTCATTATTTAGACCTTTCTTCTTTAGGCTGTGATACTGCTCCTGTTATGAGCATTTGAATACCTTTATCATAATCTTGCTGTAATTTTGCTTGTTGCGCTTGATACCATTGATATTTTTGTCCTTCTCTTTCCATTCTAACTTTTGCTTCAGCTATATATCCTTGAGCTGTTTTTATATGACCCTCAATAGTTTGCCCTTTTGCTCCACAAAATGCAACTCTTGATTGAACTTCGGTTGAATATCCACTTATCTCAGCTTGTAAAGTTTGCACTGCTACATTCCATTCAGCCATAAGAGCTTGAGCTCTCGATATTTCAGCTCCAATTGCAGAAACAGTTGATGATACCATTTCTGTATCCTCATCATTAAGCCAATATAAAACAGATTCAGCCCTATTTCCATCATCATCAGCTAAATCTGTATCAAATAATGTTTG